ATTAGATGAAAGAGGTCAGTTAAGAAAACTAAGTTTTACATTACAATTATCCAGTCCAGAAGACTATGAAGGTGGTTATTTTCAATGGTTAGAAACAGTAAGATGTTTTGATGGAATGAGAGATAATGCAACTGTAGATATGACCAATGGTATAAAAACTTTACCATATTCGGTTAAAGATAGAGGTTCAATCTTCTTTTTTCCTTCATTCGTACACCATCAAGTCACTCCTGTGACAAGAGGAACAAGAAAATCTTTTGTTGGTTGGTGTGTCGGAAATCAATATGTCTAACATAGTCAAAGTATCAAAGATTGATGAGGTCTTTTTAAAGGTTCATTGTGATGATGGACTTGCAAGAGACTTATTTGATTTCTTTTCTTTTACAGTTCCAAATGCAAAGTTCATGCCTTCATACCGAAATAAATTTTGGGATGGAAAGGTAAGACTATTCTCTATTAAAACACATAAGATTTACATTGGTTTATTACCTTACATTGATGAGTTCTGTAAAGAAAGAGGTTTTGAATTTGAAGGTGTAGAAGAAGTTTTAGGTATAAAAGAGAGAGAACCTGAATTAGATGAGTTTGTCAAGTCACTTGACTTACCATTTGAACCTCGTGGATATCAATTAGAGGCATTAAAATCCAGTCTTCAGTATGGAAGACAACTATTATTATCTCCTACTGCATCTGGTAAATCATTAATCATATACATGTTAGCAAGATACTATAATAAAAAAACAATTATTATTGTACCAACCACATCACTTGTTGAACAAATGACAAAAGACTTTATAGATTATGGTTATAAAGATAAAGTCTGTAAGATATATCATGGTCAAGAAGTATTTGATGCCCCTATAACAGTCACTACATGGCAATCATTCGCAAAAGCTCCTAAGGAGGTGTTAGAGTCTTTTGATGTTGTTGTTGGTGACGAGGCACATCTATTCAAGGCACAAACACTTAAAGGTATCTTAGAGAAAATGAAGACTACTGCAATTAGAATAGGTACAACAGGTACATTAGACGGTACAGAGGTTCATAGATTGCAATTAGAAGGTCTTTTTGGTCCTGTTAAAAAGGTTATATCGTCTGCAGAGTTAATAGAAGAGGGTACGATTGCAAGTATTGATATACAATGTATCATACTTCGTCATACTAAACAGAAAAAAATGTCATACCAAGATGAAATGGATTACATCGTATCACATCAAGGTAGAAATCAATTCATAACCAATCTAGTAGGTTCCCTTAGAGGAAACACTCTGGTACTGTTTCAATACATAGAGAAACATGGTCAACCACTATGGGAGTTATTCAATCCTATGGTCAGTAGAATGAAAGGTACACTACATTATGTACATGGTGCAACTGATACAGAAGATAGAGAGTCAGTCAGAGAGATTGTTGAGAACTCTAAAAAGAAAAATAATGTCATACTAGCATCATACGGAACCTTCTCAACTGGTGTTAACATAAAGAAAATTGATAATGTGGTCTTTGCATCTCCTTCAAAATCAAGAATTAGAAACCTACAATCTATTGGTAGAGGTCTTCGTAAGACAGATGGTAAAGATTCTATGAGACTATTTGATATATCAGACGACCTACAATGTGAAAATCATACATTAAATCACTTGAAAGAAAGGATAAATATCTATAACGAAGAGAGTTTTCCTTACACAATACAACAATTTGATTTAAAATAATGACATCACCCTCAGATTTAGTCCCACAAAAATACGAAGTTCTAAAATTAAGAAACGGCCTTGAAGTAGTAGGAATGACAAGAGATACCGCAGTAGGTATTGAAGTCACACTACCTATGGTTTGCAAATTAAATGCAGGTCAAACACCTGTTGAAACACTTGCAACATTTTATCCATATGCACCTTTAACATCAGACACATCAGTTGTAGTTCCTATAGACCACATTCTTCATAGAAATGTAATGAACCAACAATACATTCCTTTTTATGATGAGGCATCTTCTCAATGGTTAGAGATGTTAGAGAACAATTCAATACCATTAATCAATGGTACAACAAAACGAAAATATATAGACAAGATTTTACAGAATCTTATTAATGAAGTTTCAGAAGAAACAATGATGGAATATGAAGACTTCGAATTCGAAGAAGCATTACCACCTGTAGATAAAAAGAAACTACATTAGGTTTTATTTCCGTCTAAATAAGTGCGTATAATCGGTGTCTATATACCATTATACACCATTTTTATAACATAACTTTTAGGAAAACCATGACCACAGCAACTTTATTTGCGAAGAGCATGGTGCGAAAAGCTAGAGAAGTCAACCATGACCTTCGTCCTCAAAAACGAAAGTTAGTTGACACTATCGAATTTCTAGTGCTGATGACTCTTCCTTTCTTACTACCATTCATCATAATGTTTTACGCATCATCTATGAGAATGATATAATGAAACATAAACTCAGAGATACTTTGGAGATAACCACACTTGTGGCTGTCTTCTTAGTGTCTGTAATATCAATAACAGGAATTTAATAATGAGAGAATTAGGAATGACATTAATCGGTTGTTTAGTAATAGCAACCTTCTTTACACTTAAAGTTTACCCAAACTTACAATATAGTGGTGCAAGTAGTAATACTTCATGCACTGGTCAATGTTATGTTGACTATGTTGCTTTGAACGGAACACCTGCTGAAATAGAACAGAGAAAGAAAGCACTTGCAAACTTAGATGAGTTCAGTGATATCAGAAGTTTATGGGCAGGTTGTGCCGCATGTCATGGTGCAGAAGGTCAAGGTATGGCAGTCTTCCCAAAACTTGCTGGTCAATCACAAGATTACATTGTAAGTAGACTCAATGCATATAAGAATAGAGAAACAGTCGGTAATATGTCTTCTACTATGTGGGCTCAAGCAGGAATGTTGAGTGATGCAGATATCAATATGATTGGTAAATTCATAGAGGTGGAGTTAAAGTAATGTTTATCCCTTGGTTCACAAAACCCGAAACAGAGAAGAAAGTATTGCAAATTGTAAACCTTTCTCCTGATATATCTATTTTAGATAAGATAGAAGAAGTACACCCAATGAAACAAATTGCAGTGATGTCAGTCGTGCAAGTCCTCGTTTTCGGTTTTATGTTGTTGTCTTTCTGGACAATAAATCAATTCGTATGAAACACTATATACTATATACAGCAATGAGTTTATGTATGTTTTACTTATCAATAGGTGAAATAGAAAGAATGAGTCGTGCTGCCGGAGAGTTTGTACTCACCAAGAGTAGAGTTAAAGATATCCTTTCCTAATAGGTTCCCTAACCGGCAACATATTCATTTTATCATAGATTCCTCCTTTGTCTAGCGGTTTTTTGATAAAAATTAAAATAAAATAAATATAAAAACCACCTTACAGGACAAAGGATAAAGTGTATAATGTATACATGACTACTAAAAAAGACCCTAAAAAGGCAGAACACTATGTTAACAACAAAGAGTTTACTGCTGCTGTTGCTGAGTATTCCGCAGGTATAAAGGAAGCAAAAGCAAACGACACTGAACTCCCAAAAATGTCTGAATACATTGGTGAATGTATCTACAAAATTGCTACTCGATTATCGACTAGACCCAATTTTATCAACTACACCTACAGAGACGAAATGATATGTGATGCAATTGAAAATTGTATTCAGTATATTGGTAATTTCAATGTAGAAAAATCAAGTAATGCATTTGCGTATATCACTCAGATATGCTACTATGCTTTCCTTAGAAGAATTCAAAAAGAAAAGAAACAAGTCTATATCAAACAGACGGTAACCAACGAAAGTGGTATTACCATGGATTCTTTTGAAACAATTGATGGTCAACATGACCCAAGTTTATCAAACACGAATGTAGAATGGATGCAAGAAAATATGAATCGTGTTGAATATAATCCACGCAAGTCTAAAAGAAAGACTGCAGTTAAAAAGAAAAACTTAGAAAACTTTACTGAATGAAAATAGCATTACTGAATGACACACATGCAGGTGTCAGAGGTGATATGGAAGCAATGGCCAAATATCAAGGTCGTTTTTATGAAGAAATATTCTTCCCATATCTAAAAGAACATAACATAGACCACATTATTCACTTAGGTGATTACTTTGATAGAAGAAAGTATGTGAACTTTGCAACTCTAAAAGCAAACAGAGAACACTTTATTGAACCTTTAATAAAGAATGATATATCTATGGACTTAATCATAGGTAATCATGACACTTATTATAAGTCAACAAATGATGTCAATGCACCACAACTATTACTATTCAATGAGGCAAACATAAATGTGATTACAGAACCTTGTGTTAACGAATACGATGGTTTTAATATTGCAATGGTGCCTTGGATTAATCCTGAAAACTATGCTGACACTGTAGACTTTTTAAGAACTGCAGAAGCAAGTTGGTGTATGGGTCACTTTGAATTTGAAGGTGCCTTAATGATGCCAGGTATGACATGTCAACATGGATTTGACCACTCTTATGTGAAGAGATTTGAAAAGGTTTTATCAGGTCATTTTCATCAGAAATCAGAGTTTTCAAACATCAGATATCTAGGAAGTCAGATGCAATTTACTTGGTCAGATTATGGAGACCAAAAGTATTTTCATATATTCGATACTGATACACAAGAACTAACACCAGTTCTAAATCCATTAACACTATTTGAAAAGGCTTTTTACGATGATACAGATGAATCATTTGAGACTATTGCTAATGCAGATTACAGTAAGTATCAAGGTAAGTTTACTAAAGTTATTGTTGTCAACAAAGATAATCCCTATTGGTTTGATACATTCCTTGATAAGATTCATGCTGAATCACCTCTTCATGTTTCTGTTGTTGATGATAATAAGCATATGGACTTTTTTGAAGATGATGATATAGAAGATGTTGAAGACACACTTACTATACTTTCAAAGTATGTTGATTCATTAGATATACAAGGAAAGAAAAAACCCCTTAACGATATTATGCAAGGGTTATATAATGAAGCACTTGATGAGCATTCTTACTTATGATAACATTTAAAAATATTAAATACAAAAATCTATTATCATCTGGTAATACCTTTACTGAAATACAGTTAGACTCAACAGATACTACACTAATTCTCGGTGAGAATGGTGCAGGTAAATCTACACTACTTGATGCACTATGTTTTGCATTATATGGTAAAGGTTTCAGAAATCTTAAAAAAGAATTATTAGTAAACTCTTTAAATGCTAGAGACTTATTAGTAGAATTAGAATTCTCAATTGGCAAAAGAAACTACAGAGTTATTCGTGGTGCCAAACCAAACAAATTTGAACTGTATCTTAATGACACTTTTATTAATCAAGATGCAACCGTCAAAGACTACCAAGAACACCTAGAAAAGAACATACTCAAAATGAGTTATCGTTCCTTTACACAGGTTGCAATTCTTGGTTCTGCTAACTTCACACCTTTCATGCAATTAAAAGCACTGCATAGAAGAAAGTTAGTAGAAGACTTACTGGACATATCAATCTTTTCAACTATGATGGAGATTCTTCGAAAGAAAATTGCAAGTCATAAAGTTGAATTGAAAGATACTGAACATGAAGTTGACTTATTAGAAGAGAGAGTTTCAGGACTCAATGAACAACAGAATGCACTCCGTGAAAATCGTAATGAAAAACTTGAAAAGTTTCAACACAATGTTGATGAAACAGAAACAAATATTTCAAAACTTTTAGGAGAGATAGATGAAAAGACGGAAAATGTGGTGGAGAAAAAATCCTCAATCGATGATAAAGACACGACTGAGAATAGACTCAAACAAGTTGTGGACATGGAGGCTAAACTTGAAGACGCTAGAAGAAAAGCACTTAAAGACATTGAATTCTATGAAGAAAACGTCAATTGCCCAACATGTAAACAAGGTTTAGACCATGAACACAAGACGAAACACATTAAGGATAAACAGGCTAAAATCTCAGACATCAAGGAGGCGGTTGCAACACTGGATGAACAAGTCACCGACCTTAATACCGAAATCCAAAGAATCAACGGAGTCCAAGACGAAATAAACACCATTCAAAAAGAAGTTGGTTTATTACAGGCAGAGATTACATCTAATCAAAAATACATTCAAAAGATTAATAAAGAGATTGAAGAACTTCAGAATGAACAACAGGCAACAGACTCCGTTCAGGACAAAATTGACGATACTGAAGAGAAGTTAAACATACTACATTCTAAAAAAGAATCTATGGTTGAAAAAGAACATTACTATGATATTGCATCAATGTTATTAAGAGACCAAGGTGTTAAACAAAAGATTATCAAACAGTATGTTCCTATTATGAACAAACTTATTAATAAGTATCTTGCACAATTAGAATTCTATGTGGGGTTTGAATTGAACGAGGCATTTGAAGAGACAATTAAGTCCAGATTCAGAGACGAATTCAAGTATGACAACTTTTCACAAGGTGAGAAGATGAGAATCGACCTTGCACTACTATTCACATGGAGAAGTGTTGCAAGAATGAAGAACAGTGTGAATACTAACTTACTTATATTAGATGAAGTATTTGATAGTTCTTTAGACTCACAAGGTACCGATGATTTCTTTAAGTTATTAGGAACTCTTACAGAGAAAACAAACTGTTTCATTATATCACATAAAGGTGATGCATTGTATGACAAGTTTGAGTCTGTATTGAGATTTGAAAAACATAAGAACTTCTCCAGACTTGCCGGATAATATAAATAGTTATATGAAATCTTTTCAACAATATACACAACCAAAACTAGATGAATTAAACTTACCAAAGTATGATTCTAAAATAGTGTTGCAAGAGGCAGACACTTCGGCTGCTTATGAAATGGAGAAAGTAATTGTTGATGGTGCAAACGGTGAAGGAGTAGAATCAAAATACTTTCCAAATGCACCAGAAGTAGGTAAAAAGATTGTCAGAACTTGTGGTCTAAAAGGGAAAGGGAAGTTTCCTGCAAATTCATATTCTGCAACTTCAAAATGGAATCAATATTTTGAGGGTGGTAAAGCAAAAGGTTCTACACTCACACCTAAAACTGATATCGTAGTTGGTAAAGATAGAATATCTGTTAAAACAGGTGATGCACAATTGATGTCAGGTGGTCGTTCAGAGGCACTAGCAACATTCTATACCGCTGCTGAGAAAGTAAATAGGGATGAATTCGTAGAAAAACTAGGAAAAAAATTAGATGGTCTTATGCCAACTACAGACTTAACTAAACTTGGAATAAAAGGCAACAAAACCGAACTAGAAGATGCAGGAAAGTTTGTAGAGATAGAAGTTTTAAGAAGAGCAGATGAGGCTCATAAGGCACTTAAAGAAGACCTTAGAGCATTATTCAAATCTAATCCTGAATTTGCACAAGAGTTTACATATGAAGCAATGACAGGTATGCAGAAGTTTGGTAATTCAGAAGGAACTGCAGATGCATTTCTGGTGACCGACTTTAAAGGAAATGCAAAGATGCATAGAATAAAGGGTTCATCAGACTCTTATGTTGCTAAAATTTCACAACAAGTCAAACCAGATGCAAAGTTTAAGACCTCACAAAAGACAAAAGCAGGATTAAAATCTCCTTCAAATCCAAAAGGTAAATCAGGATATTATTCCTTTTGGTCTACAATTGGTTTAGGTATAAACATGGTTGTTAAAGAAGAAATGGATAATGCAAACTCAGATGAATATCTAACAGAAGGCATATTTGATATGTTTAAATGGATGAAGAATGTTATGAAAAAGGCACTCAACTTCCTAAAGAAATACTTTAATAAGATTAAGAAAAAACTGAAAGAAAACTGGAATGATGTTGTTGCATTCTTAGGTTTTGAAATAGAAATAACCCACAACAACAAAATATCATGGTAAATTATGTTAGAGTTAATTGAAGAAGCAAGTAAAGTATTAAGACAACCACCAGAGGTTTTCGATTTTGAAAATCCACGAGAAGACCCAAAAGAAATTGAAAAGAATATGTCTGAAGCAATGGATAAATTTGGTGGGTTAGGATTATCTGCAAATCAAGTTGGACTTCCATACAGAATGTTCGTAATGAGAACACAAGACGGCACACAGGCATTCTTCAATCCAGAATTAACAAAAGTATCACAAGAAACAGACCTACTTAAAGAGGGTTGTTTATCATTTCCAGATATTTACTTGATGATTAAAAGAAGTAAAGTTGTTGAAATGAAATACCAAGATGCAGATGGAGAGGAACACATAACTACACTTGACGGAATAGGTGCAAGATGTGTTCAACATGAGATAGACCACTTAAATGGTATACTCTTCTTACAAAGAGCGTCTCGTTTAAAATTAGAGAGGGCATTAAAAGCCAGACCTAAAGAAGCACAAAAAAGATTACAATACGAACAGAGACAAGCATTTGCTCGTGCTTTACAAGAAGCACAACAGGAAAAAGAAAATAATGAATCAAGTGAATCAACAGGAGACCAAGCAGTATCAGCCTGAGATTTATCTTGTAGATAGTTTTACACAAGAAGAATGTTGGTTTCTGATAGAGTGGTTTAAAAATAATAAAGACCTATGTTCTGTAGGTTCGACATTCGATTATCAAGCAATAACAAGACACACCATTTTAGATAATGATGTAAGAAAACTCTTTAATCGTATGACTTACGACAATATTTCATGGTTGGTTGGTCATTTACAGAAACCAATGTATCCAGAAATGTCATTAATTGCAGAATGGCCAATAGGTGGACAACAACATCCACATGTAGATACCTATTCTACATACGAACTTGACGACCCAACTGATGAATTACAAGAAGATTTAGATAATAATCGTGCAAGTTTTAACATAAAAGACAACCCAAATCGTGAATGGACTAGTATAACCTACCTGAATACTAACTATAATGGTGGTGAAACATGGTTTCCAGAGTATGCCGAATCATGGTATGAGGAATCATTCAAACATACCCCTAAACAAGGTCAGTCAGTTGTCTTCCGTGGTGTCTCCACGCTTCATGGAGTGTCTCCAGTGAGACGGAACAGTCGATATACTATTGCACAATGGTACACTGGTAAACCAGAAAACATACTTACCGACCTTCAAACAGACGACCCAAACCTCTCCCAATTCGACTTATAAGATAATCTATAACCTCAGTGGTTGCCAATGCGTATCACTTTTTGATACCATGGTTGCATATTGATGAGGAGAGATTATGAAATATCTTAAAGAAATAACAGATTGGAACATATCTAATCACACTTATATGGTCAATGATGCTGGACATCTAGTTGGTTATATTAAGACTGGAACTAAAGAAGA